TCTGCTTTTGTTTCAGACCAAGAAATCAATCTTGTTGCCTGTCTGATTGAACTGATGGCAGATTGTGAGTTTGTATAATGCCTGATCTATTCAAAGATATCGTACCATCGATTCTTCAGACCAAGCAGAATGTCTTGGTAGAAGAACATGATGAAAAAGACTATAATTCGTATATCGTCAATCGGGCACTATCCTATCATTTAGACTGTGTTCCGTATGCGAATCAGATAAACCAGGTTCATTTTGTCGATAAAAAACTACAGTACCACTATCTTCTAAATAGTATCAGACAGATGAAACGAAAGTTTCAACCGTGGCAGAAGTCTGAGGAAGATAAGAATCTTGCTTGTGTGAAAGAGTATTTTGGGTACTCTAACAGCAAAGCCAAAGAGGCTCTCCGGATCTTATCTGATGAACAAATCGCTTATATAAAAACAAAAACAGATAAAGGCGGAGTGAGGAAATAATGATTCGTATAGAAGATATGGTTGAAGTGACGCTAAATGAGAAAGATGATTTTCTGAAGATTCGTGAAACATTGACTCGTATTGGTGTTGCATCCAAAAAAGAAAAGTTGCTCTATCAATCTTGCCACATTCTACACAAGCAAGGAAAGTACTATATCGTACATTTCAAAGAATTGTTTGCGTTAGATGGCAAGCCTACGGATATCACGGAGAATGATCTGGCACGTAGGAACACGATTGCTTTGCTACTAGAAGATTGGGGACTCCTAAAACTTGTAAATGCAAAAAAAGCAGAGGATCTACAAGTCAGCTTATCGCAAATCAAGATTATTGGTTTCCGTGAGAAAGACGAATGGCAACTAGTACCAAAATACAATATTGGTAAGAAAGCAAAAAAAGATTGACAAAAAATCCTTAGTGTGATATAAATATGAGTGTAGATGCCTTTCGGGTCTACACTTTTATTAACTCGCTTAACTAAGGAGACTTTCATGACTCTCGCCAATCTATTCCCTTCTCGTTCCGTTTATGAGCCATTTACTGTTGGTTTCGACAAGCTATTTGATCAGCTTCAAGATACCGCAAACAACATTGCAAAAAATGCTCCGAACTGGCCACCATATAATATCAAGAAAGTAAAAGACAACAAGTATGTCATTGAAATGGCAGTTGCTGGCTTTGCTAAATCTGATATTGAAGTTACCGTAGAAGGAAACAAGCTTGTTATCAAGGGTGCTTCTCAAGATAACGAAGCGGAAGATTACCTATTCAAAGGAATCGCTAATCGTGCGTTTCAACGCACCTTCACTATTGCTGACAAAGTAGAAATCAAAGATGCAGAAATTGTTAACGGAATGTTAAGAGTTTGGCTAGAAAATCTTTACCAAACTCAAGAATCTGTTAAGAAAATTGCAGTCAAAGACGCTACAGATATCAAATCTGAGTAATGGTAATAATGGTGGGGTGCAATGCCCCACCTCTTGACAATTGAGATTCGCTTTGATATACTACATACATCATGAAGAAAACTGTTCAAAAACCCAAAGAAATTCTACAAAAGGTTCGTAATCGACTTCATATTGATGAGGTCTATTATACCTACTCTCATTGGCCCACAAAGGACATTGATGGTGTTACATTTCTTCCTATCATTAGAGAAATAAGTGAACATCCCAAAGTTTTTTATATGCGTAAAGACAACTTGGAGTATATCAAATGATTTTGAATAAATTATCACAGGCAATGTATAGCCGAAGAATTTTTAGTCCTAAGAATAAAAAAGACTTAGATGCATATGGTTATTTTATTCGTAACAGCAAGTGGGAGAATGGTTGTCCATTCTGGCTTGAGTGGCCATATCAAAGTGTGCCTGCTATGATCAAAGATAAAATTGTTCGAGATATGTTCAATGCGGTTAAGAAAGAATTGATATGAAACGATACATGGTTGAAACCGTGAGTATTTTTCGACACCGCTATGTTGTTGAAGCCAAAGAATCAGATCATGCATGTGATGAAGTTATTTGCAATGATGGTAATCTGAAAGAGTTTTCTCAGTATCATGTAGATGAAAATATCTGGTCTGTTGCTGAACTTAATGATGATCAAGAATACCTTGACATGTTTGATATGGACAATGAATATCTCAAAGAATGGGATAACGAAAAGAAATTTTCATTAGTCAATAAAATAAACTATGAAGAATAACTGGCGTTAGTACAAGGGATAGTACAGTGGCCTTCTAAGCCTCTGATCCAGGTTCGAGTCCTGGACGCCGGACCAAGTAGGGCCGGAAGCTTAACTGGTATAAGCGTCCGACTCATAATCGGGGGACAGAGAGTTCGAGTCTCTCCCGGCCCACCAACAAATATGAAACAAAAATATATTAGAGCATACATGGATGTAGCAAAACGATTTGCTGAATTATCATCAGCAAAGCGGCTACATGTCGGCGCCATCATTGTCAAAGATGATAGGATTATCTCTATTGGCTATAATGGTATGCCACCAGGTTGGTCAAATATATGCGAAGATGTTACGGAAGAAGGAACACTAAAAACTAAGCCAGAAGTGATTCATGCTGAAGCTAACGCCATAGCTAAACTAGCAAAAAGCACAGAATCTGGCAAAGATGCTACCATGTTTCTTACTCATGCACCATGTATTGATTGTGCCAAGCAGATTTTTACTGCTGGTATTAATACTGTTTACTATGCTCAGGAATACCGTTCTACTGATGGATTACAGTTTCTAAGAAGATGTGGTGTGAACATTATATACACACCAGAGCCGTCAGAAGGGTCGGAGAGAGGTTAAAATATAAATACTGATGCTTAGGGTAACTAAAGGAAAACCCATGCAATTCAGAATCAAAAAATGTCCAGATAAAGACTTCAGACCATATGTTCTCGAAGCAGCCTCTTTTTTTGCCAAAGAATTAGTTCCTAGTGCAAGAATCCGTAATAACTGTAAAGTTACCATCAAGTTTAATCCTAAGATAAGCGAATATGGATATGCAAGTATCCAGAAGTTTAACAGCAGAAAACAGCCTAGACAATTTCTAATAGAAATACATTCTGGAATAGGAGCAAGAAATATATTAGAAACCTTGGCTCATGAGATGATACATGTCAAACAATATATCATGAATGAAACTGACGATGGATTAACTAGATGGAAGAATAAGAAGATTAATTCTGAAAAAGTTGACTATTGGGATCACCCATGGGAAATAGATGCATATGGTAGAGAACAAGGATTGCTGTATAGGTTTACTGTGATGCATGAATTATGGAATGTATTTACGGAGTTCAAGAATCCTGCTGAGCCAATAGTTTCAATTCCGATAAGATGGAAAATTAATTAAAAAGCAACAAAAAAGCTCTTGACAAATCAAAAAGTTTACTATATACTCTTAACATATTAAATTTACTTAGAAAGCACGAAATGTTGTCCATACATAAACCCATAACAAGTCAACCAGAGTATCGCACAATTAATTGCGGCGATGCGTCATGGTTTACCCTCGGGGTCCGTGTATAGACAAGAAATCTAAACTCTAAACACAAGACCCCTAGCCAAAAACTAGGGGTTTTTTGTTTACTGTTGGGATATAGTGTAACGGCAGCACCGCAGACTTTGACTCTGTTAGTCTAGGTTCGAATCCTAGTATCCCTGCCAAGTTTTAAGGAAGTGTGGATGAGTGGTTTAAATCAGCAGTCTTGAAAACTGCCGACTGTAAAAGGTCCGTGAGTTCGAATCTCACCGCTTCCGCCAGATAGGAGAAGAAATGAATATAGCAATCATACTGTTAACAATATTAGGTTATTGGATAGCAATGGGTTTTACTGTGGCTGCTATGATGTTTCTTTTTTATAAGTTTGCTGTAATAATTGGAGAGTTGCCTGAGTGGTTAAAGGAGCGGTTTGCTAAACCGTCGTTGCGAAAGTGACGCATAGGTTCGAATCCTATACTCTCCGCCAGATTAAGAAAGGAGTACATATGAATGGCTGCGATAGTTGTAGTTTTCATTTTTGCATTCCTTTATTGGGTGTTTAAGAAAGACCTTCGGTAGCTCACGGTAGAGCAGGATGCCTTATAAGCATTTGTCCAGATAAGACCCAGGATGTGGTTCGACTCCACACCGAAGGACCAGAACAAAGGTAAGGTGGCTGAGTGGTCCAAAGCAGCAGTCTGCAAAACTGTAAAACCGTCGGTTCAAATCCGACCCTTACCTCCAGTTGCAAAAATAGTAACATGTTGTATTTGTACAACACGCTTGACAAAACGATTGAGCCAATGTACAATGATGTTTCTGTAGTTGAGTTTCTTTAACAATTTAAGTTTCAGTGGACCGTTCGTCTATCGGTTAGGACATTGCCCTTTCACGGCAGTAAGAGGAGTTCGATTCTCCTACGGTCTACCATATTGAAGCACATTATTTGAGTGTGCCTCCGAATACCTGAGCGGCATAGTTAGTGTGTTTCAATATGGTTTCCGGTTAGCACTTTCCTGAAAGTGCCGGGTGTCACACGTTAGTTAGACCGGTCGGCTAGGCTACCGTTAGCGCAATGCAGAGCAGAGCACCTAGATATCCGGACACAACCGGTAGCACGATACGCTGAAACAAATGTGGACAGGGTAACAACTCAGTAAGGGGCTTGCCTGGAAAACAAGTAGCCTTATCAAGAATTCATTTTTTACGAAGGAGACCTGTCATGGATAGTGACAAGAGTGGTAAGATAATGGGTGCGTAACTCAGAGGCAGAGTAACCGGCTTTTAACCGGTAAGTCGAGATTTCGAAATTCTCCGCACCTACCATATAAAAGTATTTTGTACCAGAATATTTCTATATGGCACTTTAGTTCAGTTGGTTAGAACGCTGCCCTGTCACGGCAGAGGTCAGGGATTCGAGTTCCCTAAGTGTCGCCAGAACGTTCCGCTTTGTTAGCGGATACTCCGA